AATCCTCCAGCCGCCGACGTGGCATCTCTAACGCCGCCGGCAACTCCTTCATAACCCCGCAGCATTGCCTCCGCCTGCCTGTTCATCTCGCTGGTGGCCTCAGCGCCTATTCTTCGTGCCCTCGCCATCTCGGTTCGGAAAGGCTTCGTGACCGCCTCGATTATGACCTGCAATCTCTGCAATGTTGTTCCATTTTCGCTCATCCTTCCACCTCCTCCCTTTAAAGAATAATGACACCTACTCTTCGGCAGATGCCTTAAATTGTGCGTTGTGACGCATCGCGTATGCCCTGCGCCTTTCCTTATAAGACTCCCACTGCTCTTGCTGTTCGGCCTCCGTGGCTTTCCTCTTTTCTTCTGCGAAAAGCTTCGGAAAGATGTCCCACTGCTTTGACATTCGGACATTCTTGTTCCACACGGACGCGTATTGCTCGCCAGTTAAGCGGGCCTGTAAAAAAGCCATATTTATATCGGCCTTCTGCTCTTCTAATAGCCGCCGCTGACGGCTTTCCACCAGGGCCACGACCTCTGGGATCGTGGAGGACCAAAAGGTATCGATTGCTATATCACAATCGACCGCCTGGTAGTAGAGCCGCTGAATGATCTCGGTTACAGATCCTCCCGCATCACCTCTATCCGGGCATCCAGATCCTCCCTCTGGCTCTGCGTAAAAAAACCAGATACGGACAGTGTTGGCATAACCACATCGGTGAACAGAGAAAGCAGACTTCCACCCTCCTCCACATACTGGTCAAACATCGTCTGCACCTGGCTAAACTTAATACCATGATGCCAGCGTTTAACCGCCGTCTGTACAACAGTGAGCATAACGCCCAGGGCAGGAATATCTCCCGCCATCATGACATTAAACAGGCCGCGGCCCCATTTTTCCTCCAGCTGGCAAATGTCAGCGGTGGTCAGTTTCAACTTATAATCCTCACCACCCACCGCCCAGTATGCAAAAGCGCGGGGTTTCTGTTTCAATTCCACAACCTTTTCGGTTTCAATCTTTTCGGGCACTTCTTCGTCTATGCCAAATGTTCCCATTTCTCAACTCCTCCTTATACCGGGTCCACAAACGTAATGTTGCTCTGTAATGACATAGCCAGTTCAAATTCAATTACGCCATTCACAGCGCCGCCGGTACGCTTAACGGACACTTGCGCGTCATATCGTGACTTTGTTCCGTCCTTTAAGGTTTCCTCAAAGGACAGCGTTTTTCCGTCCGCCTGCGCCTGCCGCATCACCCGGTAGGGGCTGGTGGCCTCTGTGTTATCGTAGATAAATTTGTAAGTCATGTCCCCCGCATCGCCAATTCCATTTTCATACTGCTTTACCTCTGCGTCCAGCGGGGTGTTTTCAACCTTTTCCGGTTCTGTTCCCATATCGGGGATCTCTTTCAGCCCCTTCAAAATTGTATACGTGCTGCCTCCGCTCGCTTCTTTGTATCCAAGGGTTGCTCCATTTGCTAACATATTTATTCCTTTCTTCTACCCTCTGTGGTAGACCTGTTGTGTATTTACGTCAATTATCATTTCATAGCGCATGACTTTGTGTTTGCGCCCCGAAGGGTCGTCAGCATCCTGACACCGGGTCCTCTTTAATCCCAGTCCGGACATAGCCGCGTCAACCGCGACAGCAGTTGCGGATGTACTCCGGTTGTGCCAAATATCAATTCTGTATCGGCAATAAGACTTCTGTTCTGCCATGTCTGCGTATTCGTAAACACTATTTTCCTCTTCCATGTATTGGATTGCCAGATCCTCCTCCCAGTTCTTGGGGTAGGAGTCGGTCACGTTTTTTGTGACCTGGCAAAGTGCCACGTACACCTGATCTTTTACGTTTAGCATTTTTAATCCCTTTCAAATTGCGCGGAAATCGTGTCCCCCAAGATCTCTGCGGCCTTGTCCTCATTGTTTTTCAGGGCAGGATACATAAAGGGCTGCGCTGCCTGGCCATTGGACTGATAGAAACGCCCTTCGGGTGTATCGATATAGAACCATCCATACTTTTCAGCCGTTACCGCGTCTACCTGGCTCTCGTGCATCCACCAGGGCGACTGTGAATATGCCGGGGTAATCGCCGGGGATATTCCTTCGTGGCTTGCTTCACCGCGCGGGCCCGTACCCATCTCAACGTAGGGCGCATACTCTTTGTTAGTGTAGCAAATCCCGTACACCACATCGTCCCGGACTTCAACCTCTGTATAGATACTCTGCCGCAACTCACCATCATCAGTCGGGCATAGCTCTTTTGCATGCCCCTGAACGAACTTAATAGACTCACTGACGGCGGCTATTGTATTTTCGACCGATACGGCGCGTTCCATTTTGATGAGTCGACGCGATAGTTCATCCGCTCCCCGAATCATAGCTTTTCGAGCTCCATTCGTAACGGCGTGAAGGGTTTAATTGCTATGATGCGATAATCCGGTTTCGCTTGGGGCGCTGCATATACGCAGATGCCGTCAAGTTCGGATAGGGTCATACCGTCAAAGCAATACAGCACCTTGCCCTTATCATCTACCGTAATGCTGTATGCCCCCTCTACTTTACAGTTACGGATATAATCGAGACGTTGGCCGTATTTCTCGGCCTGCACCTTCCCCCCGGCCGGCCAGACTTCGGCGCGGAAGGGAATCGGGTTAACCCCGTAGTCATCGTATGACCCGCCCTCATTACTCGTTTTTGTAATTCGATTCCGCAGATGGTATGTCCTGACCCGGTCTTGCCTTAATCTCATACACCACACCCCCTACCCTTGCTAACCTGTATTGATCCAAAATACTGTAGATACTCTTAGGCATGTCTAAAAACTCGTAGGACTCACCCGCCTCGCTCCTTTTGCATTCGCCCTCTGTACCGCGCCGGTTATAGGCTATCAGAGCCAGATCACAGGCTGCCTTATTAAGCGCCGGAATCATTACCGTGCGATTTGTATAAGATAGCACCTGGGCCTCCGCATCCTCGAGCAAAAGAGAGAGCAACTCCTCGTCACTCTCTCCCGTAAGCACTTTTAAGCGCTCTATGTTACTCACCGGCCATCACATCCTTTAGGACCGCCAGCAGCTCTTCCTTGTTCAGGGAGGCGGCGCCCTCGATGCCCTGTTTCTTCGCCAGTGCCTTTAGGTCAGAAGCAGACATTTTTTCAATATCAGGCTTGTTATCCTCTCCAGTACCGGCCTCTTCCTTCTGCGGTTCCTCGCCCTCTCCGGCATCGCCCACAGGCAGATATCCCTGCTCTTTGTAAAGCAGCTTATAAGCCTTTTCCGACGCCGTAACTTCCCTGCCATCCTTTACGTATTTTCCGTACTTCATCGTCGCCCCTCCTTATTTCGCAAGGACCGCAAAAGCTTCATCCTTGATTGGCAAAAAGCCTAAGCGCATCGTGGCTTTAATTGCAATCATGTCCTGCTCAGCGAGAGAGATAGGCAGGCCGTCTGCATCCACGGTCCCCTGCAGGGTTGCCTCTTTCAGGATTTCGTAAGCGATTCCTTCGCGGATTCCCACAAGGGACTTTGCCCAGTCTGCCGCGATAATTTCGGCCTTGTCTTTGTCCCACGCGCCATTGCGGGAGAACTCAATCGGGTTGTTATAAAATTCCGACTGATCCACGCCGGGCACATATAATGCATTGCCGTTGGCGTCTCTGAGCTTTCGCAGAGTGTTTTTGATGCCATAGTGCGCCGCGAAGCCGTTTACGTCCAGTCCGGCATCCTCAATTAAAGCCATAATGTCGGAAACATCCAGATCTATCGACGGATTCGCGCCCCCTGTAACCACATTGCCGGCAGCAGAGGCAGACTGGTAAATATTTTTCGCCCACGGCGAACCGGTCCCGAAGAGCCCGGCAGCATCAATGGCCGTGTAAAATGCTTCTGCGATTGGTCCCTTGAGCTCCTCAAACACGTTAATGGTTGTGTCGTTAAGTTTTTCCTTTGTCGTCGGTATAATAACCGCCAGCTTTTTCGCATACATTTTGGGAAAAATCCACTGAGCTTTGCTCGTCTTAATCCTCTCGCCCTCTCCTACCCAGTAGGCCCCAGGGCCGTCCGTCATAACCGGAAACTCCTTTGACTCACTTGTCATGGGCTCCACACGGCTCAGGCGCAGCAGAGAAGACCCCCGCGCCACATCCTTCATAATCGTTTTCACTTTTTCGGTGGGTACAAAGCCCACCAGTTCGTCTTTTAAATATACTGCCATTTCTTACTCCCTTCTAAACTCTCTTTACTTGGTTTGCTTTAATGACCCCGATAAAAGATTCAGCATCACTTAAGTCCTTGTTACTGTTACTTGCCTTCTTGATTGGATTGCCGCCCTTTAAGCGCCCTTCTACTGCAGCCTCCACTGCACTTTGAAACGCCTTTTCCAAGGTCCCTATAGAGGTATTGCAGGCGTCTGCATCCGTGTACACCAGCAGTTCCGCAAGCGCAGAAGGCAGGCCTTTTTCCGCGAGCGTGTTCTTAGCTTCTGCCATCAGCTCGCGCTTTGTTATGGCCGCTTCTTTGTCTGCCAGCTCTTTTTCCTTTTTTTGCTGCAGATACTGTGCCTTTTCATCCTTTGTCATCTTGGCAAGTTTTTCAGCCTCCGTGGCCTTATCGTCCGCCAAGACCTGCCACTTTTCCCTGGCGGACTCCAACTCCTTGGAAACCCTGCGGTCAAATTCCTCCCGGTAGGCCTTGTCTTCCAACACCTCGTCAAAGGTTTTCGGCTTGCCATCCTTGGCTCCTTCGCCGTCGCCATCATCAGCCCCGCTCCCGTCTCCCTCCTCTGCTGCTCCACCGGCTCCGCTTCCACCGCCGTCCTGCGCGTGGAATACCCTGCAGAATCCGTAATGATTGTTCATGAATTTCATATCTTGTCTGTCCTTTCAGGCAATAAAATAACACGCTTCAGCGTGCCTTAGTTGCTACTTTTTTGCTTCTTTTACCTCTACTGCTTTTCCGGCCTCAATCAGTTTTTCCAGTCTCTCCGGAGTAACATCCATTTCCGTGTCGGCGTCGATGACTTTTTTTAATACTAAGTCATGATACGTCTCAATTATTTTTACTTTTGGCATTCCTATCACCTCCCTTCTTTCTCTTGTATTTCTCGTAAAGCTCTCGGTCAGATACTTTGACGTATTCGTCATACCATTGCTTGTAGGTCATGTTAGCCGGAACAAGGTAGGTTTTCCCGGTGACCGGATCCCTCGCCCTTCGCTGCATCTTTGCCAGCTCTTTAGCTCCGATCTCTGCAATTGTCGTAGACCGGCACCACGGGTGCATAGGCGGGTAATTCTTCCCGACTTTTCGCTCGGAAAGAGTGAAGACCTTGCCGTCCAGATCACGGCATAACACAGAGGTTCTTAAGTCCAATGTGGCTAAATACCGGTACCGGCTTATCCCGCATTCCTTGTAGGATAAGGCCTCCATTTCGCCCGAAAGGAAACAGCTCTCGGTACGTATTAACCGGCGGGCGTTACTGGCTCCGACCACGAACTTGTTGGCAATAATCTGCGCGACTTCGCGCTCAGTCCGGCCAGTAACCAGATTGATCAGAAGTTCTTCTTTCAGGTTTTGTGCAAGAGCCTGCGTATTATGCCAGATCCGCTCTGAATAGTTTTTGCCGAACCATTTTGAGCCGATTACCTGATCGACTGTTTTCGGGTCTAGCGCGTTAAAGCCAAAGGCAACTCCCGCGCGCTGCTGGATCTCAAAAACGGACTTGTAATAGGCTTCGTTCGCAAGGTCGACATAATGGCTGGTGTTAAAATCCCTCTCCTGCTCGTAGATCTGCCGCATGAGCAGGTCAAGCTTGTTCTGCTGCTGTTGCAGGCGCTCTATCCGCGCTTGATACGCCGGACTCTCAATCTCTGCCAATATCTTGGCCTTGTCGCCCCCGCTGCTTGCTTGCAACGCTCGTTTCAGCTCTTCAACAGAGGTCCGATCCTGCATTGTATTAAGCAGGCGCAGCGCCTCCTCGCGTGTAAGGCTGTGCTTTGTGCGGAACTTTTCAAAAATCCGGTCGGCGTCAACCGACAGATACCGCGAAGCCTTGAGGTACAACATTGCGATCTTATCGGCTGTATCCTCCGCGCTCTCCATGTATCCCCACATATTTAGCGCCTGTCGATCAGCCCAGTACGCGAAATTACCCATCTACACCAGCCTCGCTCTCATCCGGCAGCGGATTACCATCCAACCCGAGCGCTGCCTTCTGCCGTGCCACAGCCTCTTCATTCTCTTTTGCGACCTCCTCGATCTCTTTTTCTGGATCCTCCACGAATGGCAGGAGCTGCAGCAGCGTCCTCTGACCGA